AGATATACAAAAAAAGACCCGGCACCAGGCCGGGTTAAGTGGCAACTGCCTTTGGGGCAGATTATTTGAACGTAGCTGCGAACATCTTTTCGACCTTTTGGCGGTAGCCTGGGTCGCTCTTGTACTTGGGGTCATTGACCATTTGGTACAGCTCATCCTTGCTTGGAGCTCCATCAAGCTGGGCACTTTGGGTAGGCACCCGGCCCTCGTAGGCTTCGCGCACCTTCATCAAGGCGGTGATCCCGCGAGCCGTGCCGCCCATAATCTTGAACTCTTCAAAGTCATCTTTTGACCAAACACCCTTGTTGACCAAGCCGCGAGCCCAATCAACCATGCCGTTGACGATTGCATTGCCGTTAGGGCCAAGCTGCTTCATCTCAACGGCTGGGTCAACCATGTCGCCTTCCATGATCTCCTTGGCCTGGGTCTGCAAGTTGCCCACCAAGTCATCAAAGGCAGCTTGGGACAGGCCGTTGTCCTTGGCCCAGCTTGACAGGGTGGTGGCGATAGGGTTGGTTTCAGCCTGGTCGCCAAATGACTTGAGGTCGTATTTGCCGTCTGTGGGCGCTTTGTGCTTGCCCTGGCTAATTTGCTTGCGCAGATCTGACCAGCTTTTTGCAATGCCTTCTAGGTCGGGTTCGTTGGAATCCTTCTTCCAGAAGTTTTCTGGCCAGAAGTCAGGTCGCTCAAGCGGTTCATCAGGCGTTGGTGCGCCTGGCTCAACTGTTTTGTGGTCGATTTCTGCTGCTTGTGGATTGATTGGAGTCTTCTCTTCATTCACTTGCACGTTGTCAAGTAGGCCGGTTGCACCGGGCTCAACGGTTGCTGTGTCGCTCATAGTTTCCTTGCTGAGTTGATCCGTACCTCGATGTCCCTCACTACCGTCCTCTGCCCTTCAGCAAAGTAGGCATGTGAGGGGTCAGTGCCCGGTACGGCGATGGGCACATTCACATACATGTCGCGCAGCCATTGCAGCAGCTTCTGGCCATCTTCTGAGCCAAACACCCGCAGGGTCAGCTTGGCCAAATCCTCGCGCTTTTGGTCAACCTCGCGGATGTCGCTTGTTTCGCCAATGGCGTTGATTTCATCCCAGCTCATACTGGCATCCCTTGTGGGGCTGGCAGGGCAGGCATACCACCGGCACCAGCCTGGGCCTGCATGGCCATGGCCTGCGCAATGGTTTGCTGTTGCTGCTGGTTGCGCATCTCTTCCATCAGCACGGCACGCTCTGCCGCGGTATTGCGCACCGAGGCTGGCACGCCCAGCTTGTCTGCAAGATAGTCCACCAGCATGTCGGTCTTAATGGCAAGCTGGCCATCGGTGCCCAAGCTCTGGCTGATCTGCATGTACTGCATGATCGCGCTGACTTCTTCCATGTTCTGAGCCATGGCCAGCGGAGCCACCGGGGTGACCTTGACCTCCAGCCCATTGACTCGCAAGGGCATGTCAATCAAGCCGCGCTCGTCCATGACTTCCAAAATCTTGGCGGTGACGGGGATCATGGTTTCGTTGATCAAACGGCCAAAGGCAGATCCCAGGTTCTGGGCCAGCTCCTTCATGCGTTCAACGATCTCAGTGGCTGACCTGGCGCTCATGTTGTCTGGCGGCAGCGATTCATCCAGCAAAATGCGCTTGACGTTGGAGCGCAGATCATTGATCACCAGCTGGCTGACGTTGAAGTCACCGCTGCGTGGCAGGGGCAGCAGGGCTGGGCCTTGTGAGCCGCCATTGCGTGCCACTGGAATGATCGCCCCCGGCACGATCTTCACCGTGTTGGGGTTGAGCACTCCATCGTCTGCGGCGGTGTAGACACCCGCCACGGCCAGCGATGCATTCTTGAGCAGCAGCTCAATGGTCTTGTTCAGCGTCTTGATGTCGGGCAAGGCGGTCATCAATGGCCCACGGCCATAGATCTCACCGGCCACCTTCATGTACCGGCTGATCACCCATGGCGACATCTTGCGGCGGCGGTAGACCAGCTCTGACTTGGATGTCTTGTCAATAACGTGGTAACAGTAGTCGCCACGCTTGTGGTCATAGATGGTGGCTTCCAAGAGCTCAATGTCATCGGTTGGCTTTTGCTCAATGCGCCGGGCCATATCGTCAGGGATCTCGGCATCTGGCCATTGGCGCTGGATGCTCTCGCCCTTCATGCGCATGCGCCGGTAGACGTTGTCCACCTGGCCGTTGGCACCCTCCTCGTAGCTCACCAAAAAGAGCGGCACGGGGATGAAGTTGAGCGGCTGCACATCGTCGCCGGGCTGCACCATCATGCACGCGGTGCCAACAGCCAGATCCAACAAGAACTCGCCCATGGCGATGTCAAAGTTGGATTGGTTTAGCATGGTAAACATCTTGTCTTGGTACACCTCCAAGATGGCCTGGGCCTGCTGCTTGCGGTCTGCAGGGATGTCCGATCCAGCTTCCAGCTTGGCCCATTTGCGCTGTGGTGGAAATACCACAGACTGCAGCCGGTTGGCAAAGCGCTGGGTGGAGTTGATGGCAGTCGAGTCAAAGACGCGCTGCATCTTCTTGGAGCCAGTGGCACCACCCTCCCACACACCGTAGAGCTGGCGCTGGGGCAGGGCAAATTCGTAGGCATCTTGGTAGAGCTGTTGGAACTCATCCTTCTTGGCTTGCGCGGCCACCTGCCGCTTGAGGATCTGCTCTGGTGTCAGGCGCATGCCGCCTGGTGTGTTCTTGTCGTATTCCATGATCATCTTTCTTGGTTATTCGTACCATTCAAGCTGCAAAGATGCGGCATGCGAGGTGCTATTCACATTGGTCAATCTGAATAAATAGTTTGTCAATGGCTTCAAGACATATTCCAATGAAGCAGCCGAATTACCACTAGACTTTTTGCCAGCACCGCCAGGGATAATTTGTGCATCAATCTCAGTACCAACTGATGTGACCGTTGGGTTGATCACCATAGCAACTTGGCTGACATTGCTGACTGCATAGTTGCGATTGCGGTTGATTGGTGTGAATGCTGTGCCACCAGTGGTTGATGTGCCTTCATAGATGTACAACTCTGCATCCCCCAAACACATCCCATTAACAGTTACATGAGGGAATACTCCAGATGGAGAGGCCAGCACAATGTTGATGCTTGCCGTAGAAGCCAATGGCGCAGAGTCTGGCGCAATCTTGTACGCAAAATAACCACGGCCATCATGATTGCGCTGGTGGTTGACATCAACAGTTATGACAGGCGCATCAGCGCCAGCGACAACCTGAGTGCCAGCGTTGTTCTTTTGTGTCAGCGCAACAAACCGTGCGTTTGTGTTGTCTGACTCACGGGTAACTGTTAAGACAGCCATCAGTCTTCTTCCATTTCATCCTTGATGGGACCACCAACTAGCCATGCATCACAGGTGCGGGTGTCGGCACACTTGAAGTGCAACAGCTCGCAATAACCCAGGCCAGCAGACTCAATCACATCCTCGTCATACCCAGCCTCTTGTTCTGGCCGCTTGGCCTCAATGCCAGCTTTGATGCAATCCAACATTTGCTCCGTCACAATGAATGCAGAGCAGTTGCCGCAGCGCATGCCCATGGCCTCGGCCTCGCTGGTGTTGAGCATGATTGACTTTTTAAGCCAGAAGACTCGGTTGTTTTCTGTGTCATTTGGGTTGGCCGGGCCATAGCCGTAGTGCTCAAACGCAAAGTTGCGAGCCTTGAGGTTCTCAGCCAGGTCGCGTGTAGCGATTGGGCATGAGTATTCTTCAGCCTCAAGCTCAACATCTGCCAGCATGGTGCGATCTGCTGCCATCACTTGCCTTTCTTGAGCTTGTCGGCTTCGCTCATGGCGATGGCCACGGCCTGCTCGCGGCTGGCCACCTTATCACCGCTTGAGCTCTTGAGCTTGCCAGCCTTGTACTCGCGCATGACCTTGGCAACCTTGTCTTGCATCTTGGCTTTCATGTCTTTCATGGCTTAGTCCTTATCCTTGTCCATCTTGTACTTGTCCAGCAGGTTCCTACCCTTTGCGGCCAACCTTGCTGCAGACGCTGCGGTGCGCGGCACCGGCTCGCCCCAAGCGTTTGCTGCCAATGCCAGCCTGGTTGGCTTACCGTTATCGCCCACCAGAGGCCCACTTGGGTTGGTGTAGAAGCGGGTCAGGAATGAGCCCTTGCGTTTGGCTCGTTCACCAATTGGACTTGCATCTTTGACACCAGGCTGCAGGTTGCCACTTTCACCAGAGCGCTCAAACTTGCGCCGCCCGGCTTCTGTCAGCCCACCTTCTGGGTCTTTGTACTTGCTCACTTCTTCTCTCTAGCTGCGGCCATGTTGTCCACCAAATTAGGGTATGGCCGACCAGCTTTAGCAGCTCGGCGCATGGCGTTGCGTTTCTCTTGCGATGAAAGCTCTTTTGGCTTGCCCAGATCCTTGGGCCTTGGCTTGTCCCAGACTTCCTTCATGCTTGCGCTCCTGAGAGTAATGGCCGAGCTCCTTTGCGAGATACGGCACCCAGCTTGGCCGCACGGCGTTCACCAATCTCTCGTTTGAATTCGCCCTCTGCCACGCCCTTCTTTGCTTCAAATTGAGTTGAATCAAAGGGTTCTACTGTTGGGGATACGGGTATGTCTGGAGCGGCTGGGGACTTTTCGGTAAAAGTAGGTATTGCTTTTGGTGCGTAGTAGGTAAATGCCTCTTGCTTGGTTTCATAACCAGCTAAACCAAACAATCCAAACCTTGGTTTTTTGACTTCCTTGTACCCGGTCATTGGTATAACTGGGTTTTTCTGAAGATCGGCCAACACTGTGTTGTAGTCATCGAGCTTCTTTTGGTAAGCGGCCTTCTGCGTTTCATATGTCGGTAGCAGCGATTCTTTATAGGTCGCCATCTGCGCCTCAAACGGCTTCATCTTCTCGGCCACCCCAGTTTGGTAGCCAGTGAATGCGGTCTGGTATTCGCCTGTCAGTTGATCAACACTGGTCTTGTATTGTTTGGCCAGGCGGTCAATGTCAGATGAGCT